AGACATTGAATTTATTATTTATCACCAACTAGGGGAAAATCCTGATAAAGGTATACTTGATATAACAATAGACAGTATAACCACAGATGAAGGATTAGCTGCTCCTTACGGAATAGCAGAGGTCAATCTAAACACAGCCTATAGGCTAGAAAATTAAGGAGAAATAACATGGCATCCTCTCTCAATTTACAGAGAAATTCTGAAGTGTTCTTTTCAACAGTTGATATTAATAGTGGTTCAGTTGCAGTAGCAATGACCCCGGCTAACACCTGGAAACTAGAAGTATTAGCTGGTTTTGCTGCTACCTCTACATCAGCTACTCAAGACATCACTTCTCTTGAATCCGGTCTAAGCCCTGATCGGTCACAACAAAGATTTAATACGGCAATCAACCCTGTTGATTGGAATATTCAGGTATATATGCGCCCAACAGGTGTAGAAACTACTGGTGCTGCTAACGGTACTACTGCAAAAACTAATGAATCAGGTAATACAAAACCTCTTGCAGACTGGTATATGTGGCAAGCTCTTACTTCAAGTACTTTAGCTGCTGCAAAATCACAAGTAGCTGCTACACGAGTAGCAGAGCAATCTATTTGGCAAACTGGTGGTACACTAAAAACTAATACTATCACAGCTGGAACTCGTATTCATGCTTCAACATCTAATTGGGCTGTTGCTCCAGAATACTTTATGTACTTTAAACTTGATAATGTTATTTATCAGGTAGATAAAGCTACAGTAAACTCAGCTTCTGTTGATGCAGGCATTGAAGATATTGCTGCTGTTACTTGGAGTGGTTTTGGTACTACCATGAAAGAACTAGTAGGAGCACCAAGAGATATTGCTGTTGCAACCTTTGGCGGAATTAAAAATTCTGGTGGTACTGCTGTTGTTGGCAACTCTAACGCACATGCTCTGAGCGCTGCATCTTCTTATCACCCATTCAATACTATGAATGTTGCTGGCACAGTGACCACTAACGCATTTATTAAGAATCGTTTGAGTGCCATTGAGTTTCACCATAAAGCAACTGCATCAGCTTCTGATGAAAAGTTTACTTTCCCAGTAACTTCTATGAATATTGAGTATACCAACAATATTACATATCTCACTCCAGAACAAATCTCTGCCCTTAACGAGCCAATCGGTCAGTTCTCAGGAACTAGATCTGTAACCGGCTCTACTACTATGTATCTTCGTTCAGGAGATTTAGAATCTGCAGGATTCTTACGTAATATTAGTGAAGATACACGTACTAACTCAGCCCAAACATCTAATGCTAATGTTATCATTGGTGGAGCTACAGCTCCATATGTTGCTTTCCAAATGAATGCAGCACAGTTTAGTTTTCCAGCAATTCAAACTGAAGATGTTATCTCTATGACTGTTGACTTTATGGCACAAGAACTTGATGCTAATAAAGGCGATGGTGGAGAAGTTGAAATTGTAGCTATAAAAGCTTAATTAAAAATTAATGTGTTTCTGAGGGGGAACACCACATTATTAACCAGAAGAACACCCACTACTTGCAAGTCCAGGTTCCCCCTCACCTAAGACAAGCAGATATGTAGTGGGTGTTCGTTTATCATCCTAGAGGGGAAAAACTATGAGTAAAATTAAAGGCTTAATTGCTAAAGAAACCGCAACTTGGGTTCAGTTTCCAGAAATGGAAGAGTTTGAAATTCATCTTCGTTATCTAACTCGTGAAGATCTAATGAAGATTCGTAACAAGGCTCTTACATATAAGTTTAATAAACGCACTCGTCAACGGGAAGAAGAAGTTGACAACGAAAAGTTTCTTGAAGCATATGCTGAAAAAGCAATTGCAGGCTGGAAAGGGCTTAAGGTAAAACATTTACCGGTTCTTTTACCTGTTGATATTTCAACAATGGACGCCGCAGAAGAAGTAGAGTATTCTATGGAAGATGCAATTGAACTTTTAAAAAATTCTACAATTTTTGATCAGTTTATTACAGATACCATGAATGACTTTGAACAATTTTCAGTTAAGAAGAAAGAAACAAACTCAAAAAACTAACTGACTACCTCCAAAGTTCTTTTGGGGGTGGGGGTTTAACAGCAGATCAATATATATTGATGTGCGAACAGATGGGTTGGGAACCAAAAGAGGAAGATTTACCTCAAGACGGCTCCAACCTATCTTTAGAGTGTCAACAAGCTCTAACAGTTTTAAATGCTCTTCCTGATATATTCGAAGGTATGAATGGTACATGGATGGGAAAAGACTATAGCGGTCTAAGTGCTATTATGGATATTTATGAAATTGATGATAGACGTTCAGTATTTGAATTGTTAAAAGAAGCTGAGTCTATGTTAGGAAAATACTACGCACAAGAAGCTAAGCAACAAAGCAGAAGCTTAAAAAAGGGGTAATCGTTGGCAACTATTAGAAATACTATTGATACACAGTTTACAAGCAGAGGTGCGAGGCGAGTTAGAGAAGAAACTGAGTCTATTGGTAGAGCTCAAACTCGCCTTGGACAAGCGTCTGCAGGTGCTGGTCGTTCCTTTTCTGCTCAATCTACTGGGATGGGTGGATTAGTTGGTGTATATGCAGCTGCCGCTGCAAATGTATTTGCTATTAGTGCTGCTTTTGAAGCATTAAATGCTGCCGCAAAATTTCAAACAATTATTAGAGGTACTGAGCAACTTGCCAACGCTGTTGGTACAAGTGCTGAAACTGTTATAAATAGTATGAAAGATATAACTAATGGCCAGCTATCTATAGCAGAAGCAGCAAAAGCTGCTAACATGGCACTTTCAGCAGGTTTTAATGTAAATCAAATTCAAGATTTTACTATGGTAGCTACCAAAGCAGCTAAAACATTAGGTAGAGATTTAACCGATTCAATCCAACGTGTGACGAGAGGTATTATTAAACTTGAACCAGAACTTTTAGATGAATTAGGTATTTTTACGCGTATTGAACCTGCTGTTAATGCTTACGCACTACAATTAGGTAAATCTGCTTCACAATTAACTACATTTGAAAAAAGACAAGCTTTTGCTGTTCAAGTTACAAAAGATGGTACTAATGCGTTTAAAGATGTTACCTTAGCAGCAGACTCTTCCCAAGCTTCTTTTGAAAAATTAGTAGCTACTTTTAGTGATCTGGCTATTCAAGGAGCAGGTTTGATTGCTAATGCATTAGCTCCTTTAGCTGATTTTTTAAATGATAGCTTAGGTAATCAATTAATTCTTTTAGGTGCTGTAGGAACTTTAGTTTTTGGTAAGTTAGCTACAGCTGTCGGCGGTTTTGTAGCTGGGGGAGTAGCTTCTCTTAGTATAGGTTTAAATACACTTGCTCTTGAAATGGCAGCTGTTGGTACTAGTGCTACTGCTATGGCTACTCGAACTGCGGCAGCTTCTGCTGCCTTTACAGGCGCAGGCGCTTTAGCAGGATCCAGTAGAGGTATGGGTTCTCAACTTAAAAAAGATTTAGCTAAAGGACCATTAAGTTTAGAGCAAGCACAAGAGTATGATCCTAAAATAAAAAAAGCTCTTGAAGCAGAGAGAAAAGAAAGAATGAAGTTACACCGTATAAGAAGATCGGGTGTAGCACTAAGTGTACAACAGAATAGACAAATGCAGATGTCTCTCCAGAGAAGTAGAGCATTAGGCATAAGCATGAGAGTAGTTAGAGATCAAATACATTTAGCGGGTACTGGTGCTAATATGCTAACAAGAGGTTTAGCAAAAGCTTCTGCTGCTGCTGCTGTTTTTGGGACTGTTATGAATTTTGCATTGGCTGCGGTAAATTATATAGTAATCGCACTGGTCGCAATACAAGCAGGTTTTAAATTCTTTGCAGATATAGATGTTTTTCAAATACTACTTGATGCCTATAAAGAAATGACCAAAGAATCTAGACAACACGCTGCAGGATTAAAAGAAGTTAATAGCTTGATAGATGTTCAAGGTAGTAAATTAACAGATGTAGTAGCAATCATGGATGCTGCAAGAATAGATCCAGAAAATAGAACTACTGAAGGCCTAAGAGACTCTATGGAGACTCAAGTAGAGGCTATACAAGATTATCAAAATCAAATACTGCAAATAGAAAAAGTAATTGCTCGTAGCGCGCAACTTAATCAAAGTTTCTTGCCAGCCAATGCTGGTGGCAGCCCTGGTATTGCACAACTTGCATTAGGTGGTTTTGGATCTCAGCAAGACTTTGCAGATGCAGTAATAGAGGTAGCAGAGTTAAAAGACAAAATAATGGATGCACAAGCTGCTATTAATATACTTGGAGGTGCTTTTAGTAATGTTCAAGATATAGATAACTTTACTAAATTTATAGGTAAGGCAAAAGAAGAAATTGAAGGATTAACTACTGCTTTATCTAAAGCATTTGCAAAAGGTAGACTTGATGTTAGTGAGTTATTGCCTACCCAAATTAATAGTGGGAATCAAATTAATAGTGGAACTATGAAAAAACAAGTACTCGAAACAAGAGGAATTAAAAGAAGAGACTTTGCCGATTCAACACAGAACATAACAAGTCCTTTTTTTGCTGGATCCAGAACTGGTGCTCTCGAGAACGTCGAAAATATGCAGTTTGGTGAACAAAATAATAAGTTAACTCTATTTGTAGATGCACAAGATAAATATACTAAAGGTAGTGCAGCTTTTATTAAAGCTACAGATGATACTTCTGATGCATATAATAAAATAGAAGAATTATTTGCAGGTTTAGCTACTGGTCTGATTAGTGATGAAAATGCTGGTAAACTACTTGCTACAATTAGAGCTCAAATGGAAGCAGCACAGGCAACAATAGAAGCAGCTAAGACAGATGGCATATTTGAAGGTAGGCAAATAAGCCAAGCTGAAAAGTATTTGGCGACAATTGAAGAAGGTTTAGCATTTATTAATCAGGAACTGAGTAGAGGTACTGAAAGATTTATAGCACAAGAAAAGCTATTTCTTGCATTAAATAAACAATTTTCTAATGTTAATAAATTTATTGACGAGGCAGGCAATACAGGAGCAATAAATGCTGCAACTGGAGAAATTGCTACCAGTCAAAAACAACAATTAAAATTTCAACGAGAAAACTTTCTAATATTGTCTAAAAGACTTGAAGTGCTGAAAAAATATACTCCTGAAGAGATAAAACAGAGAGGTTTACTGGCTGAAAAGCAAGGTTTAGAGGCAAATCTATTACTAATAGCTAAAGAATCATTTGCTGAGTCTGTTAAACTACTACTTAATAGTAAAAAACAGATAGATGCGCAGACAACAAAAACTAAGCAGATGCAAGATCAACTTGATATATTAAAAATGCAAAATGCAGAAGCAGTAAGACTATCTGGTATACGTGCGCGTGATGCTTCCCAACAACTTGGACTACAAGTTGGTAATGCTGCTAAGGGAGAAATGGCTGGTACTTCTATAAGAGAACCTGTTATGTCTACCTTTTCCAAAGGAAAGGGAGGTACTGCAGGTGACATATTAGGATTTGCTGGAGGTGATGTAGGCATTCAGAATATGAAGCAAACTCAAAGTGCTTTTGATGCAATAATAAAGAGAGAAGAACGTAGAGTATCATTAGTGAAACAACGAGTGGCTATTGAAAATGAAGGTGCAGCTATTCAAAGAGGTATGCGTATGAGTGCTGTGCAAGCTAAAGCAGATGCAGCATCGGGTGCAGGATCTCTTATGGTAATGAGAGCTGAAGAAGCTGCTACTATCATTGAAGAAAGATCACTATCTACTACACAAGAAATATTAGATGGTAGAATAGCAGTAATGAAAGCTGAAAGAGATGCAGCGTTAGCTTCTATTGGCGGACAAATGGCCGTAGCTGCAGAAGAGTTTAAACAAGCAAAAGAAGTTATACAAGAACGTAGAGACGCGCTAATTCTTGAACAAGAAACTCAAAGAGATGCAGAGCTTAATAGAAAAACACGTAGAGCAGATAACTTAGAAATTATAAGAGCTGAAAGACAACAAGCGATTGCAAGAAAAGCTTTAGAAATTCAAAAAGTTGCAGATGAAAAACAAGCTATTATTTCAAGAAGAGATATAACTATAAAACAAGCACGTATGGAAAAAGAAAAAGCACTTATTGAAGTTGATATGATGCAAAAACAGTTTAATCTATTAAAATTTAAAATAGAATCTGATAACAAATTTTTAACAAGATACTCTGATATAACACGAGATTTAGGAAAAGCTTTAGGTGTTACCTATGAGCCTACTGAGTCAACTGTAAAAGACCCTACTAAAGAGGCATTAAAATTTATTGAAAGAGTGGCTGGAATAGGTGGATTTTTAGATCAACAAAGAGGTATTATAGGGGATACTGCAAAAAGTAAAATAGAGACTGCAGGAACAGTCGCAACTGATGATGAATCAGCTCGTGCAGATAATCAAAAAAGATTAGAGAGTCAGTTTGAACAGCTTAAAAACCTTGACGCATTAAAAACGTCTATGGAAGATCAAGAAACTACGTTTTTAGAGCAGGAAGCACAAAAACAAGCTGAAATGATTGCTATGAAATTAGAGAATTTAGACCTTGAAGATCAAGCGGTAAAACAAGCTTTTGATGAAAAAATGGGTGCTTTAGGTGTTGAAGCAGCAGTAGCTAAAGAAGCATATAGATTAGCTAAAGAAGCTGCTGAATATGACTTATCAGCTAAAAAACGCATGGTCGAGCTAGGCAAAAGTATGGCCTTTACTATATCTGACACTTTAGGTAACGCTATGATGAAGTTCTTAACCAATCTACAAGAAGGTAAACCACTCATAGAAGGTATTGGTGAGCTATTTACTCAGATGTTGTTTGATATACAACAACAAATACTTCAAAAAACGCTTATTGATCCTATGACTAATGCAGTATCTGATACTCTTATAAAATCATTTGCTGGTTTTATGCTAGCAAGTGGTGGTACTGTTCGTCACATGGCTGAAGGTGGACAAGTTAACTCACTCCGTGACCGTGTACCTGCCATGTTAGAACCTGGAGAATTTGTAATTCGTAAATCAGCTGCTAAGTCTATTGGACAAAGTAGATTAGGTCAAATGAATGCTACTGGTGCTGGTGGTATGGGTAACGTACAATTTAATATTGTTAACAATGGCGAACCAAAGTCAGCAGAACAGCAAGGTGCACCTAAAATTGATACAGATAAAATTGTTATTGATGTTGTTATGCGTGATTTAAAATCTAACGGACCTATTAGACAAGCCATGAGAAATTGATAAGGAAATAAACTATGAGTACCGCTACTTACCCTGATGATGCTATAGCCCCTATAACAGCTTTTTCTGTTATAGGTGCTATTACATATAATAATACAAGTACTACTAGAGAATTTGCGTTACCTAGTACTGTTACTAATAAAGGAGAAGTTACTGCTTTTCAAGAAGGAGTCTTACAGTCTACTAGTTCTTATAGTTTAGCAGCTGGTGGTGATTCTATTACTTTTTTAATAGCTCCCAATGCTACTCAATTAATAATAAAAACTATATCATTTCCTAGTACATTTCGAGTACTTAGAAAATTCCCTAAAGTAGTTGGTCAAGACTATGCTAGTGCTACTGTAACTGTAAATGGTAATAACTTTACCCTTAATGGTATAACAGAATCTTTTTCACTTCCTGCAGGTGTCAATGTAACATCTAGTAGTGACTTTATGGTATATGTTAGTGGTATCTTTCAACAAGAATCTGCTTATAGTTTTCCTTCTACAGCTTTAGGCAGTAATGGTATAGATATAGGCGATAACAGCGCTGTTAAACTTTTAACTAATTTTGCTTCTAACTTAACAGATATAAGTCCTTCTCCACATACCGTAGCTATAAACTCAGGATCTGCTACATTTAGTGCAAGTAATGTAGTACTAGATGCTACTAAATATATAAGCACAGCTTCTAGTGATGACTTTGCTGTGGGAGAAGAAACTTCTTTTACTATTGATACTATAGTAACACCTGATTCAGGTGCTAGTATGAGTGCAAACCAAACTTTATTATCTCGTTTTCAAAATTCTTCTAACTACTATATGTTAAGAACTGTTGGTACAAATTCTAACGTAGGATTCGTGGTAAATCATGAAGGAACAATGACAGAAGTATATGGAGGTAACTGTAATGGAGGAACCACCTATAATGTAGCGGTATCCTATGATAAAGTAACTTCTAGACTTCGTTTATATGTACAAAATTCTTTAGTAGGTAATGTAGCATATACTCCTAGTGTTAATAAATTTTCTTCTGGTCCTTTAGTTATAGGAGCTAATGCTGCAGTAGCTGGAGGATCTGCTGCGAGTCAAGAACGTTTTAAAGGTAAAATGGAATATATGCGTTTAGCAAAAGTAGCTAAACTTAGAGATGCTACTGCACCTGGTCAAGCTTTTCCTACTACTGCTACTGTTATAGGAGGAGCGCCTTTAGGCGCTTCAGATATTGCAGATACTTTATCTGTGCGAGTATTTGATGCAGAAGTTACAGAAACTGATAGATTTAATTCTATGGCAGATAGAAAACCTGATGCGGGTTTTTCTACTGAGAAAGTGTTCGGTGTAGAAACTTTTACTTCTCAAGCTGGTTATGAAAAAAGAAGATTACAGTCTAGAAGACCTCTTCGTAGTTATAAATTACAGTATACTAATATTACAGGAGTAGAAAGAACTGCTATTGAGAATTTTTATAATGCTAGAAGTGGAACATTTGAATCTTTTAGTTTTGACTTGTCACATTTAAATGAGAGTGGTATAATAACTACAAGATTTGATGGAGCTTTAGCTATAACTCAAGTTTTATCTGCAGGAACAGCTTTGACAGAGAATTTTTTTACTGTGAGTTTTAATTTGAAAGAGACATTTGACTAATGAGTGCTAGAAACTACGATGTAATTTTAACTGTTGCCGATGCTGGACCTTTTGTACCTGGTAACTCTATTGTAGGATCTGCCAGTGGGACCGTAGGTTTTATAGCTAATGTTAATGTAACTACTGATCAATTAAAAATTAAATTAAATAATGTACTGCAAGAATTTCATACTAATGAAACTATACAATCTAAATCAGCTGTGATAAGTAAAAATGCTAATGGAGCATTAAATACTCTTTCTGTACCGTTTCAGTCAAATGTATGGTCTAGTGAACAAATTACAGGTAGTACTACTATTTCTTCACAGGCTCCTAGCCCATTTATAGCAGCAAAAAATGCATTTACACAAAATCCTATAGTAAGGTTATATGAAATATATTATCCAGGAGAGTGGTTTCCTACCACTCCTGAAGGTAATCCTACTAATGATGGAGAGGGTAGGGCTTGGCCCACTAATTTTCCTATAAAATTTGCAGATGTAGCAGGAGATTTAGTTTCTGATTTACAATATAATGTAACTTATGATGGAGATTCATATATACCTTTTCCTGTAGATATATCTAGTATTAGTCAAGCAACTGATGGCCAAATTAATGAACTTACTTTAACAGTATTTAATGTAGACAATATTATATCAGCAATAGTTGAAGATCCATATATTGTAGGTAATAATATTAGTAATTCTTGTGTAGCTAATGTTAATGGTATACCTTGTCACGGTATTGATCCTAGAACTATTAACTTTACTCCTGCACAAGTAGGTAATGCTGGAGAAATTGCTTTTGATACCTTAACTAGAGCAAGAGCTAATAATTTACTTTATAGTGCTACTATAGAAGGAACCTATGGACAATCTAATGCCTCCTATACTAAAGATCAGACAGAACTTACTAATGGAACTTGGCAAGACTTAAAAACTGATTCTAGAGATCTATCAGGGGCTGTAGTTAATATTAAAACTACTTTTGCTAATTTTTTAGATGTATGGCCCGAACATAGTTCCATTAAATATCTTACAGGAAATGTTATAGAAGTTTATAATGCTATGCCTTATAGAGTAGGAGACTCTGTAAAGTCCATAAAAGGATCTACTAATGCCTCTGTAGTAAGTATAGAAGAAAATAGATTTTTATTCTTATCAAATCCTTTAGAGTCAAATACTGCTGTAGGAGATGAAGTTTATATTATTAATGATGATGTAGATACAGAATCTTATATAGAAGATAGATTTAAAATAGATCAATTAGAAGAATTAGGACCACAAGTAGCATCCTTTAATTTAGTTACTTGGTTGCAATATTTTAAACAAGTAACTCCCAGACGTAAATATTATAAAAATACCTGTCAATGGCAATACAAAGGTGAAGAGTGTCAATATCCTGGTCCTGCAGGTGGTACTATACCTGGTACTACTCTTACTGCTAATAATAATCCTATTGGTGTTGATAACACAACTGCATCTGGACCTGAAGGTGATATATGTGGTAAGAATATATTAGCTTGTACTATTAGAAATAATTCTATACACTTTGGAGGCTTCCCTGCAACAGGACGTACAATTCCCAAACAATAAAATTAAAGGTTGTATACTTCCTTGGATGCATATTTTTGGAGGATTAACTGGTAATTTTTATTTATGCTGTCATGCACAATTTCAAACAGATACTACTATAGTAGGAACCTATGATCAATCCTTAGGTGATATATGGAATAGTGCTCAATATAAAAAAACACGTTTAGATTTTTTGAAAAATAAAATACCTACAGAATGTATAAAAGCATGTTATGATAAAGAAAAACAAGGTAGTGGTAGTAACAGATTACAAGTAAATAAACGATTTGCTAAAGATGTATATCTACAATCTCAAACTAATGAAGATGGAAGTTTAGATAATAAACCTACTTATCTAGATATTAGGTTTGGTAATCTGTGTAACTTTAAATGTAGAATGTGTGGTCCTGATGCCTCTACTAGTTGGTATAAAGATACTTTAGAAACAGGTTGGTCTAAAACTATGGACTACTATACTGATAATGAAAACTTTTGGGCAGATGTTCCACAATTTATTCCTGATCTAGAAGAAGTATATTTTGCAGGGGGTGAACCTTTTATACAAGAAGGTCACTATAAGATGCTTACATTACTTATAGAATCTGGTTATGCTAAAAATATACACCTAAGTTATAATACAAATTTAAGTTATCATAAATTTAAAAAATATAATCTTCCCGAACTATGGGGTAACTTTAAAAAAGTGTCTTTATGGCCTAGTGTAGATGGCTATGGAAGTCGCGTAGAGTATTCTAGGAAGGGATTATCCTGGTCTAAATTTGAAAAACATGCTATTATGTTTAAAGACAATATAACTACTATAAGTGCAGTTATAAGTATATATAGTATAACATCTATGCCTGATTTAATACTATGGTGTAAACGTAATAATTTTTATTTCTACGGTACAACTTTGATAGAGCCTATATATCAAAAAGTTACTTGCCTACCTAAAGAGTCTAAACAAGATGTAATACAACTTTATAAAAAATTTACTACAGAGTATAAAGCACTTTTAAGTCTACATGATCTAGAACAAATTAAGAGCTGGCTATCTTTTATGGTTAGTACTGATGATTCTTATTTACTACCTGAATTTAAAAAAGAAACTGAAAGACTAGATATACTACGTAAAGAATCCTTTACAGATACCTTTCCGGAGTTTTGCTCATGGTACAAAAATATTTAGGTTTATATCACTCATATGAAGATATAAATTGTATAACACTAATTAAAAATTTCTATTTTTTAGAATTGAATTTACAATTCTCTTTACCAGATTACCCTGTTTCTAGACACTGGATTAAACAATTTACTACAACTAGTATAGATAGTTGGGCAGCTCAATGTGCTAAAAAAGTAAGTTTGACAAACGCTAAAGATTATGATGTAATAGCATTTAAGTCAGAAAAAACAAATTTAATAATACATTTTGGTATGTACTTAATGCCTTCCAAAATGTTACACATCGAAGAAGGGGGAATTTCGCGTGTGGAGACTCTATCAGATTATTGGATAGAAAGTATACATTCGATTTATAGACATGACAGCTTGGTATCATAAATACAAAGATTTTCCGTATTTACATTTAGGTAATAATACAGAAACAGGGATTGACTGCTTTAATCTCTGTAAATATGTATATCTACATGAATTAAATATAGACATTCCTTACACTACAGATCATTTTTGTAAAATAGTAGACGAAGATTGGTATAGTAAAACTCAAGAAAGACTCTTTGAAATAAATGCAAATGAAAAGACTGGGTGGAGAAGAGTTAGAGAACCTAAACCTTATGATATAATAACTATGAGTCTAGGATCTACTAATGTTACAAATCATTGTGCATTGTATGTTGATAGGAATAAAATCTTACAAACTATGATTAAGCATAAAAGCTGGGTCTCTATTTATGGAAATTACTATAAACAATATACTACGGGGGTGTATAGATGGAAAGATTTATAAAATTAAAAGAAGATATGAATGCGCATTCAATGTTAGAGTACCCTAAAGAGTGCGTAGGTATCATAACTAAAGACTTTATTTATATTCCTTGTACAAACGTATCTCCCATGCCTAAACAAACTTTTATATTAGACCCTGCAGATTTAGTTAGAAATGACGAGAATATATGGGGCATATTTCATTCACATCCTGGAGACGAAAATCCAATACCCAGTAAAGAAGATAAAGTAAGTGCAGCTTTTCAGGAATATAAATTTTTAGTAGGATTTAATAATAAATTTTATATATACTGGCTAGACCACGATATAGACGCACTCATATTTGATGAGTTTAAGGAAGAAAATCTTGTTAATTAATCTTAAAATACATTCAGCTTATAATAAATTCTTTGATGAAAAAACATATACTTTTGAAGCTTATGTAGCTACTGATATTATATTATATCTTAAAGGTATACATCCTAAATTTGCTAAATATATGACTCAGATACTTTCTGGAGAATCTGAAGAGGCTTTTTCTCTACTTGATAGTAACTTAAAAGAAATATCTGAAGATATGTTAGAAGTTAAAAAATTTAAAGATGGAGATACTGTACACTTAGTCCCTAATATATCAGGTGGGGGCGGTAAACGTTTTAGAAATATGCTTTTATTTATGGCACTTGTTGTAGCAGCTCCTTATGCTATAGCTGCCCTGCAAACTTCTGCTGCAGTAGCATCTGCATCAGCTTCTATGGCAGGTACAACAGCAGTTACTACTGGTGGTGCTACTGTTGTTGCGGGTACTGCTAAAGCAGGTGTTACTGCTATGAGTGTTATGAAAACAATAGGACTTAACTTAGCTATATCAGCTATTACATCTATGATGGTTAAGTCTCCTGCAGCAAGATCCAGTAAACAAACAGATTCTACGGTAAGAGAAAATGGTATGTTTGGTGGTTTAACTAATAGTTCTACAAGTGGTACTCCTATTGCTTTAATATATGGTTATAATAGAGTTGGCGGTCAATTTTTAAGTGGCTATATATCTTCTACATCACATGGTAGCGGTGATCCTATTCAAGTAGGAAACCAGTTTGGGAGTGGGTAATGGCCTACAGAAATTTTATTAATTATTCTAATACATTAGTACCACAAATACAAGGAGCAAAAGGCGGTAAGGGAGGTGGATCAGCACCTCGTGATCCTATAGAAGATCCACAAAGTTTATTTTCTACTGATATTCTTTTTGTAGTAGTAGGATTAGGAGAAGGTCCTGTATATAGAATTAACTCTAATGGTCCTCAAGATATAGAATTAAGTGATGGATCAATTGATGATCTTATTAATATAGATGGCGATGGACAAGAGTCTTTTTCTAAATTTAAAACTCTATCTACTACTGGAACAACTGTACAAGATAGATTAGAGGTATTTGGCGAAACAACTATTACTCCTCAAAATTTTGCATCACCAGTAGGATTAAAAAATGGTGGTGCGGGAGTTCCTGCTAATGGTGTAACTTTACAAGAAACTTCTTCTAAAGATTGGGATGCTCTAGAATTTGTTTTTCAAATAGGATCACTGCAAAAAATAACAAAAGATGGTGATGTACTAAGACATAGTATATCGGTAGCTATTAGAGTTTTTGATAGTACTGGTAGTACAGTAATTGCTTCTGGAAGTAGAAATATACATGGTAAAACAACTGCTGCTTTTAAGTTTACTGTAAAGATTAACATACCCGAAGCTAGTAAAAGTGTAAATGGATATAAATTTACAGTAACAAAAACATCTGGAGATTCTACTAGTTCTGGTACAACTGATGATGTAAGTTTACTAGGTTGGAATGAGATTGAAAACTCTCCACAAGCATATCCTAGAACAGCACATATAGGTTTTGCTATGAAAGCCAGTAATGAGCATAATGGTATACCTAGATTTACTTCTCTAGTAAAGGGGCTAGTACTTAGAGTGCCTTCTAACTATAATCAACCTACTTTAGCTAATGGAGAGATTGACTGGAGACATATAGAAGTTCCTGCTTCTGGTTCTACTAGTGCAGCGACTGCTGGTTACTATCTACAACAAACAGGAACATCTGTACAAACTAGTTCTACTATAAATTTATATAAAGGTACTTGGGATGGAAGTTTTGTTTACTCTTGGTCTCAAAATCCTGTTTGGATTATATATGACATCTTAACTAATAAAACTTATGGTTTAAGTATACCTGAAAAAAATATTGATAAATATAGATTTTATCAAATAGCACAATACTGTGATGCTTGTGATTTTACTACTGGTAATTTTTTAGGCGTAGATGGTATAGCTGATGGTTCTTTTAGAAGTAAACCTAGAAATACTTTTACAAGTGTTAGAGAGAATCAACTTGGATTAGCACAAGGTACAAAAATTAAAGAAAGAAGATTTACTCTAGATATTACTATAGCAGATCAAGCTCAATCATTTGATACATTAAATGGTTTAGCTTCTTCTTTTAGAGGAGCATTAATATATGCTCACGGTAAAATTACTCTAGCATGTGACCTACCTGATGAAACTCCTGTTATGGTGTTTAACGAAACTAACATAAAAGAAAGTAGTTTTATAATAGGAGGAAATAAAGAAAGCGAAATATTAACAGGAGTTGATGTTAGTTATGTAGACCCTACCAATCATTTTAAAAGAGAAACAGTACGTATTGATCAATTAGGTAGTAATGACGGTATTAGAAAAACAGAAATAGAAAATATTATGGCACTTGATCTTGCTGGAGTGACTAGAAGAAGTCAAGCACTCAGATTTGCTCAGTATCAAATAGCTGCTTCTAGATATTTAAAAAGAACAGCTAATTTTACTACAAGTGTAGATGCTTTACAATTAATTCCTGGAGACGTAATAGCTGTAGCTTTTCAAGCAAGTGGTATAGCTTATGGTTTTGGAGGAAAAATAGAAAAAAATTCTGCTGTGGCTTCTTCTAATACTAACGTATATCTTGAACATTATACAGTGCCTTCTCTAGCCAGTACTGATTTTACAGCTAATACAGGGGCATTAACTTTACGAGTAATTAAAGCAGCTAGTGATAGAATTGATTTATACTTAGTATCAAACACTGCTTTTGCTCTAAGTACTACTGATAACGTAACTATAGGTAGTGATAGGGCTACAGTAAATCCTATTAAGAGATTTAATCCTATTACTAAAGTTTGGGATAGTTATACTGCGTTTACTGCTAATAATGTACCCCAAAAAGGAGACCTATGGACTTTTGGAGAACTTGTTAAAGAAGATAATAATATATATGGCGCTAAAAGCGATAAACTTTTTAAAGTAACTCAAGTTGAACGAGAAATGGATACTAATGAAGTTAACATAGCTAGTGTAGAATATATTTCTAATGTATATGTAGACTCTGATACATTTATTGATTATAAACCTACTGCGTACACAGATATACAATCTTCTCTTACGGTTCCTCCTGTTCCTGCTTTTACTTTACAAGCTAGTCCTAGACGAAGAGTAGATGGATCAGTTATTATAGATGCTTTACTAAGAACTAGTACAGAACGTGAAGGTTATGGTATTAGTTATGCAACAGAGTATGAACTTTCTAATCCTTTAGAAAGTACTTTATTAACAACTGCTAACTTATCTGGTCTTAATAATCAAAGTATAAGTGTAGAACATTCTAATGTATTAGTAGGCGAAATTAATCCTGCTACTTTATCAGGTAAGAATGGTTTTACTAGTGGTGTAGGAGAAATAAAATTATTATGTACTGATGTTAATGTTGTAGATACAGCTAGTGGAACTACTACTGGTAATATAGAATTAACTGTACAAGGTTTTGGTCAAGTATTCGATGAAAATTTTCAATCTAATATACTAGATGCAAATGATGATAGTGTTTTTGGTACTTTAAAAGGTACGGATAATATTACTATACCTATCAATGAAAAAACTGAACAACAAAGCGCTATAAATTTTGTAGGTTTTGCTGGTATTGTTACAGCTCTTAGTCAACCTATTGTAGGATTTACTACTGCTACTGATAAAATAAAAATTGAAAATAAAACTACAGATAGTGTTAATCTTGTTAATAAAATTCCAGATGCTCCTTTTTATGTTACTTTAAATCAACTTTTAGATTCTAGACACTATTCAAATAATAGTTTCTATGTATCTGGATCTACTCAAACATATGTAAAATCTGGAGAAATAAATGGTACAGATAGTATAACTATTGATTTACCTGTAAGACCTAGAGACGTAGCTTTTGTTAGATTCTTAGTAGATGGTATAGAAAAAAGCACAGGTCAGTTTACTCTAAATCATACTAATGTACAAATGAATGCAAATATAGTATATGCAACTAGTGCCGAAGATTCTGCATTTAGAGCAGAAGTAGATGATTATAATGTGCCCATATTTGAAATAGGAGATAATGTACAATCTTTAGCATCTAATGTATTTAGTATTGCTACTAATAGTTATGACCCTGCTTCTCCTAAATATAATGCAGCTTTAACTGCTAATTATATATATAGAGTGCACACAGCTACCAAACCTACTTCTAATTTAGGCGGATTATTATTTGTAAATATATCTAGAGATCCTTTAGGATCTATAAGTAATGTAAGTGGTGGTACAGGTACTTTTGACTATGACACATCAGAATATCCTGGTAAGTTTCATTTAGCTAATAATAGAGTATATAGACTAGAAACAGGTTCAGAATTTGAATCAATATTTTTAACTAAAGATAATAAAATACCTGATTTACAACTAGGCACAACCTCAATTAGGGCTAGGAATAAAGCTAGAGGTGGTAGAACTAGTGCTTATAATACTAAATCTATTAATGTGGGTTCTATTCCTATACAAAAAGTACAGAATGGTGCTATTATAGAATCTTTGTATCGTGAACAAACTGGTGGAGCTGCTGTTAGGGTAACTGTACAATTTGATCATATTACGGGTCAAGAAGTTACTGACTATGAAATATCTTATAAATTAGATAGTGTTGACGATGTAGGTGTAGATGATGGAGGTACTGATTTAACCTCTTTTAACACGGTAAAAGTACCTGCTTCAGGTGTTGATGCTGATAATAAAATTAGATTTACTGTAAATGGTGTAAATAGAGGTTTAACTAGTGATACTAGAAATATTATTTTCAGAATAGTTCCTTTGAATAAAACTATAAGAGGTTTAGAAGCTACTTTAACTAAATCTATTATTGGTAAAACAGCTAAACCAGCAAATATATTTAATTTTACTGGTGGACAACAAACTGATCAAATTACTTTACTATGGTCTTATGTGCGTACAGCAGACGGAGAATTAGCAGATATTGATCTTAAAGAAGTAGTAATAAAAAGATTACCAGGAACATTAACAAATAGTATAGATAATTTTGTTATAGCAGATGATTTAGTAACAGTATCTGCAGGTACTGCTCGTAAGTCTATACCTATAGATACTTTTGGAGAATTTACTTACTTTGCAAGAACTAGAGATACTAGCGGTAACTTTAGTGATGATGTAGTTTCAATTACTCTTGTTACTTCTCGACCTATTAGAAGTAGCGTGGTAGCTGCATTTAGTGAAGACAGTCCTTCTGTTAATTTTACTTCTATAACTAATACAAATGCAGGAGAAGACAATTTTCCTTCTTTTGCAGATTCTAATACGGGTGGTTTAGCTTTTAATAAGTCTGACTCACCATTTGATTCTAGTACTACAGATAATGCTAATGGTACTTCTACTGGTTGGTCTGCTATTTCTGCTGCTACTGACTTATTGGCTACAGGTACTGCTGAGTATATAACCCAAATTAGAGATTTTGGATCAACAGTGACCGGTTCTATATTTGTGGATATCGAAGCTACTCAATCTGTGCAAACTAATTGGACAGATACTAAAGAGACGTATATATCAGGTGTTACAGAAGTATCAGGTACTAGTGGTGTACTAAAAGAAGTTCAATTTGGTGGAATTGGTCATGTGTTAGGGTTTAGCAATACTGCTGTGATAAATCCAAGATTTGATTCAAATAATCAAACTATGATGAGCGGTGGTACTGATGGTAATGTTTTTGCTATCTGGAATGATGGTCAATATACTGGTAATGTTATATCTATTACAGGAATTACAAAAGCTAGTCCTGCAGTTATAACTACTGATGGTGTTCATGGTATAGCTAATGGTGATAGAGTTATTATTCATGATGTAAAGGGTATGACAGAGATAAATGATAGAGAACTTTATGTAAATGCTCCTTCTACAACTACTATACAACTATATACTGATACAGGTAGAACTGCAGCTCTTAATTCTAGTGGTTTTGGTACATATACTTCTTCTGGTGTAGTAGATGAAGGTGACTATTCAAATTCAAACTCCTATGCACTAATAGCGGGAGTCATAGATGTTGATGAAATTAGACTGGGTGCTACTTATCATGCAAATGGAGATGCTACTGGCGGTAATGCTTTAGCTAATATAACAAGTGTGGCTTCTAACTATAAATTAGTAAATTTAAAACAATATAATGATACAGGCTCTGGTGATACTTTTGCAGGTACATTAGGAGCTATTACAGCACAAACACAAATTAGAACTACTACTGCTGCTGATGCTCAGTTATTTCATGCAAATGGTAATGTAATTATTAGTCAGTTTGTAGGTGGTACTGTTAATGATGGTTATCAAACTTATCAAGCCGGAACTAGAACATTCAGACAATTCCAGTTAAAATTTATCTTAAAAAATGATCAACCCGAAGAATTTGACTTTACAATTGATAAATTTAGGTATACTATAGAAAAGGATACAGTTACTTTTACAGATACTACTGCATATAATGCTACTACTAAAACTATAGATATTACTAGTGCAGGCTTCTTAAATAGGCCTGTTATAAGTTACGCACTATTAGATGAAGACTCAAACAAGCCTCACATAGTGGTAACTACAGCTGCTTCAAATCAAGCAGTTAGTTATCAAGTATTTAAAAGTAGTGACGGAAGTGCAGGTTCTACCTCTGCAGGGATGTCTGTGATGATGACAGCAACAGGAGTTTAAATGGCATTACAAGATTCAAATACGTATATAGAACCTACAGCAGGTACTTCACTGAATGCTTCTCGTACTCAGTTTAATAACTCTTTACGTTCATTATTAACTAATTTTAGAAGCTCAAGTCCCCCTGCTACAGTAAATATATCAGCATCTGGTGAGGGTATAAGTGTACCCGATGGTACTATTATGCATTTTGCTAATTCTAATGTTAATGCTTTATTCGTGTCTGATGCTGGTAATAAAAAGTCTTCTCCAATTGGTGGTAATTTCACTAGAAGTGGTATAGGTCATCGTAATGAGAATGGTATCACAGTAATGATGGCTAATGCTCCTTCTTATGAAATAGGCGAATTAGCTACTACTGTTACTGCAGGTGCTACCGCAGCTAATGCTAGATTATATCTTGTAACTGCTAATAATAGAACTGCTGCTGATTTTATTGATGTAGGCATACCTCCTACTAATGGATCTGTTGTAAATACTATGATTGCTATTAGTGGTGTTACTTCTGATAGAGTTAATTTAACTACAAGTGGTGTATCTACTAATAATCTTACAGTAACTGCAAGTACTGCAGGTGGAGGTAAAAAATGGTTTCCAGAAGCTATAGGAGTAGGACACGCAGCTCTTAAAGTATCAAGTTTAGGTTCTTCGGACAATACAGCTATACTATTTAATTTTGGTAGTTCTAGTGCTAATGTATCTTTAGCACATCAACCAGGTGTCGCATCTACTAAAAATGGTTTAAATATTGTACAACAAGATGGTACTTACGCACCTATAGCAGCAAATGTTGTACTATCTTCTGCTATAACAGGGTCTGGTACTGCACCAGTACCTTTATTACCGGCAGGAGTTATTGTAGCTATGGCAGGTACAGTACCTACTGGTTGGTTAGAATGTAATGGGCAAGCAGTTACTAGAACAACTTATGCTGCTTTATTTGCAGTAACAGGTACTGTCTATGGAGCAGGAAATGGTTCTACAACCTTTAATGTTCCTAATTTTGAAAGTAAAGTCTTAATAGGAGAATCTTCTACATTTTCTTTGGGACCAGGAGCTGGTGCTTTTGCCTCTGGAGGAACTATTACTACTGCTTCAGGCTCTGCTGCCTTAAGTTTAGCTACTACTTCTGTCGCTACTAGCGCTAAAGATAGTAGTACTGCCGCTGTGATATCTGGCGTTACTGCTGGTGGTCACACACATACAGCTGTGGTTCCACATGCTGTCGCACGTTATATGATAAAAACATAAGAGGGAATAATGGAATATATTAAAGTTCATATAGATGAGATGTTTCAAAAATTTGTATTTTTTGAATACAGACTTATAGAAGAGGATAAAAGTAATGATATGGTTAGCAGAGCTTTTCCTTTCGCTAAATTAATAGAAAAAGAACCAAAAATAGAAGAGCTAGTTGCAGGTACTATTATTGGTATTTATTATGAACAAAGAGGTAATAGTTACGTAAGTGAACGTCAATGGCTTGATAAAAGTGAAGAATTAGATCAAGATACTATTGACTATGTTAAACGACTTGCAATAAAAGTATGTGTAGACTTAACTTATGATGAAATACTAAAGCCTCCGACAATTGATGAACAAGTTGAAGACTTTATAAAAGAGTTTTTTGAAGAAGGTGATTCAGAACCTTTAGAGCAAAAGGACTTTTTAGCTGAGTTTTTTGAAGAATTATCAGATGATAATAAAGAAATAGTTAATGTACCTAATAAAAAAACTATATCTTCTCAGATAGAAGAAAAATTTAATAACACTACTTTACCGCAAAAGGACTTTTTAGCTGAGTTTTTTGAACAACTAGAAGATGAGTAGTTAAGGAGCGAATATGGCGCTTACGCGTGTAACATCTACAGTTTTAGAGTCTAATGCAGTTTCTGCAGAAAAAATGGCTAATGGTTCTATAGTAACAAGACTATATGGTATAAAGTCTATTGAGGCTAAGCATTTAGCCGCTAGTGCAAATGCTGCTAGTTTAACTACTAACGTAAATTTATTACAAAGTAATATTAATGTTGTTCATGCTAATGTGGTAGCAGCACAAGCTAATATAATATCTGCCAATACTGCTGTATTTAATGCAGCTAAATCTAATGATTTTGTTACATTTACTGCTGCAGAATCACGTATTAATGCTACTACTAATAATGTTGATACAGTTTCAGGTAATGTAACAATAGTTGAGAATAGAAGAGTAAATAATATTGCTGGTGCAGTATCCACTATAACAACAGCAGATTTAACAGCTTCTAGAGCACTTGTATCTAGTGGTAGTGGTAAAGTAGCTATTTCAGATGTTACTAGTACAGAACTTGGTTACGTAGATGGCGTTACTAGTGCTATTCAAACTCAACTTAACGCAGGTGTTACAAATACTAATACTGTTCATGCTAATGTAGTAGCAGCAGAAGCTAATATTGCAGGAGTACTTGCTGGTACTAAAAACTTTACTGGTGGAGTTACTATGGGTGATGATTTAATCATTCAAGGTAATTTAACAGTACTTGGTGATAGTGTTACAGCTAATACTATTAATGCAGTTATACAAGATAGATTCTTATTCTTAGCTAATTCTGTATCAGGTGCTTCTGCTGCTGATGTAGGTATTCTTATGAATAGAGGTAACGATGGTAATGCTGCTATCTACTATGATGAATCTACTTTTTCGTTTACTATGGCAGAGACAAGAGATCCTGACTCTAATGTTATTATTAGTCCTACAGGTTTAGCTAATTTAGTAGTAGGTACATTAAAATATAATGGAGCAGATTTAAATACTGCTATTACTGATAATAGATCTGGTGCTGTATCTACTGTTTATAAAGATAATCTTACAGCTTCCCGTGCTTTAGCTTCTGATGGTAGTGGTAAGATTGCTATTTCAGATGTTACTAGTACAGAACTTGGTTATCTAGATGGCGTTACTAGTGCAATACAAACTCAGTTAACTGCTGGAGTAAGTAATGCTGCCGCTGTTGTTACTGAGGCCGTAGGTATAGAAGCTAGAAGAGCGGCAAATATAGCAGGTGCTGTATCTACTATTACTACTGGGAATCTTACTGCCTCAAGAGCTTTAGTATCCGATGGTAGCGGTAAAGTAGCTGCTTTAGCATCTGTTACCTCTACTGAATTAGCTTTTTTAGATGCTACCAGTTCTATTCAGACACAACTAGATACTAAAGGAAGTACTGCAGGATTTCAAGCTAATGACTATATAACATTTCAAAGACTAAATGCTAATATTAACATAGTCTCTTCTAATGTAGCATTAGGACTAAAACAACTTATAAATGTTGCAGCAAGTGCTACAGGAGAAGGAACAGGAAGTAATAACTTTTTTGTAGCTACTCCTCCAGGAGCCAATCCTGTGGCTATTAATAATGTTGTAGTAACTCTTAATGGAATTACACAGACTAAAACAACTGATTATATATATACTCCTGCATCTGGTAAAGTTACTTTTACTGACGCAGCTATTCCGTCAGGTTTGACTGTGCAAATTGTAACTCTTAATCCGCCAGCCTAATGAAAAAATATAGACAACTAACAACAGAACTAACTTTCAGATGTAATGCTAAGTGTCCTGCTTGTCATAGAGTTAAACCTCTTCGTGTTAACTTAAATGATAAGAAATATACTATATCATTAAGTAAGTTTAAAGAACTATTTTATCCTGAGTTACTTAGAAACTTAGACTGGTTAGTTATTAATGGTAATTTTGGTGATTCTGTAATGAATAAACAGTTTCGTGAAATTATAACATACGTTAAAGAACATGATACAAGAATATTAATTCATACTAATGGAGGTATTCATGGTCATGATTATTGGACAGATGTAGGTAATATACTAACAAAACGTGATATAATTAATTTTGATATGGATGGTTTATCAGACACTCATTCAAAATACCGTATTAATACTAAATTTGAAGATGTATTTAGTAATGCTTGCTCGGTTATTAAAGCAGGTAATGCACAAGTGCATTGGAAATATATTGTTTTTGAACATAATAAACATCAAGTAGAAGAAGCTAGGAAAATGGCTGTAGATCATAGTTTTCATACTTTTTCTACTGTTAAAACTTCAAGAGATGTATTCGCACCTAAAACAGGTAATTTTATACATTCTAAAAAGAATAAAGAAAATATGGACAATGCTGAACGCGTTATTAAGTGTGTTTGGGATAATTGGGGTAAATGGTATATCTCTCCAGAAGGCCTAGTGTTTAGATGTTGTTGGACTGGTGGGCATTACTATGATGAACAACAATCTCGTTTTTATTACCCACCTAAATTCGAAAATTTATTTAATGGGCTTCATGTACCTTTAGAAAAGATTTTAAGTTATGAGTACTGGGCTAAGCTACAAAACTACTTAAAAGGCTATGATAGATCATTTAAACTTTGTAAGTCTCAGTGCGGTAAGATAGTATCTTCTATTGAGAAAACAGAAGAAAACTTAGCAACAGGGCAACGAACATTTTTTGACTCAGATAATCAAATGGGAAACTAGTTTAATACTAAGATTAAAAATTTGCCATAACCATAATTTTAAAGTATTCTACATGTAAGAATTAATTTGTAAAGGATAAGCTATGAATAAAGACGGACACACTGATGTTGCATCCTCTAAACGTATGATGCAAACTATTATTGAAGACGCCAAAGATATACTGAACGCTCTTCCTTCAGATGAAGAAGCTTCGTTACCTACTTGGTGGACTAACAAATTAGCTGTTTCTTCTGCTTATATTAATTCTGCTAGAGATTATTTAGTTTATGGTTCTGATACTGGTGATACTCCTGTAACATCGACTTGTGATGATTGCGATATGGAAGATTGCCAATGTGATGAAATAGAAGAAGTTATAGAAGATATAATGGATGAGATGCAAGAAGTGACTGAAGTATTAGATGATGATATGATGCCTCCTTCTTACAGATACATAACTAATGCCTCTTAAAAGAGGTAAGTCTAAAAAGGCTATCTCAAAGAATATAACAGAGCTAATGAAAAAACCCTCAAAGGCTCGATCTAAAGGCGTTAGTACTTTAGCAAAAAGATTGGGTATAACTAAGAAAGAGGCTCAAAGACGGCAATCAGTAGCAATAGCTCTAAATGCTGCGGGCAAGTCTCGAAAAAAATAATTTATGTAGCAAATAGCTGCATTTTCTTTAAAGGAGAAAAATAATGTCTACAAATGGAACAACTTATAGCGTTGGGGGACCATTCTCTACATACGCAACACCAGCAGAACTTCCTACAAGTGTATTTTCAGAAAGTGGAAGTATCATCGAAATTCATGCCGGTACACACGTCTGGCCTGCTACTGACTTCCCATTCAATAATACTACTATTGTGGGTGTTGGTGGAAAAGATGCTTGTATTCTTACAGGCTCTATCAACGGAAGCACAGCTTCTCAAGGTGAGAACTTTATATCAGGTCTTACCATCAATGGTACAGCTTCTGTACCTGCAATTGATATGAAAGCTACAG